GGGGTGCTAAATTAATTGAAGTTTTAGAAAAAGCGTCTATAAAATATCCTGTAATTAAAAGATTGATAAATTTAGTTAAAGAATACGTTGGTATATTTGTAACCGCTGGTAAAGAAATGAAAGCGGGTGCTAAATTAGGTAAAGGTATATCTGCGACCGAAAAAGAAACTTTAAAACAAACATTTAGAGGGTTTAGAGATTATGGTGGGTATAGAAACAAACACTTCAGATATATCTTAAATAGTGATATCCCTGTGTGGCACAGATTTGTTGGTGGTGCGCCTAGAATATTTGGAAATCCGGCAACAAGGTCGTTAATGAGAAGGACTAAATGGTATTTAGGTCTTCTTGATTTTTTAGGTATTGTTGATGCTAAAACAACACCTGACGAATTAATGAAAGATTATCCTAATTTAAGTGATAAAATTTCTCAGTACAATGAAACTCCGAATGGACAAAAAAATTGGGCTGAAGATTTCGGTTCGGAAGAAAATAAACAAGAAAAATCGGGTAGTGAAATAGAAAATATTACAGGTACAAATCCATTAGAAGTTTTCTTAGGTCCGTTATTTGCATAGTATGAAAAAAATAATTTTAAGAGAATCGGAAATAAATTCATTAATTAAACGAATAATTAATGAATCAGGTATTAGAGATATTAATAAAATTGCGGATAGATATCAAAAGGCTAAAATATATTTTCATCAAGATTTGGATGGTGTAACAACGGCTATTGCGATGAAAGAGTATTTAAAACAATACGGTATTGATACTGTTGATTGTGAAGTTATACAATATGGTGACAAAGAATGGTCAATAAAGAAACCTGAAGGAAGTGGTGACGTTATGCCGGTGTTAGTGGATTTTGCCCACGGAAAACCAATGTTTGTTATTCATACTGACCACCACGATACTCAAGCGGGTGTTGAATCAGGAACTGCAACAAATTTTAGGTCGTCAAGGTCTAATGTTGAAACTATATCACAATCAATATCACCGAAAGAATTATTTCCAAATGATGATTTGTTATTAATATCGACAGTTGACTCAGCAAATTTTGCACCAAATGATATTACAGTTGATGAGGTAAATAATTACATCTTCAACTTAGATAGAGAAAAATCAGTTCCAAAAAACAAAATGGCACTTGGTTTAACAATTAATAAATTATTATTGGCGTTTAAAAACAAACCAGGTTTCTTAGAAGAATTGGTTATGGAATCAACACCATCTTTACTTAATATCTTAACTAACATTAAGAGAATAATGAAAGATAAAGGGTTTGCATCTACAGATGTTTTACAACAAAATAGAGACACCTACGTTAAATCAATGAAAGACCATCCAAACGTTAAAGTTATGGATAATATTATTGTTCAATACGGTGGTGGAAATATGATGAAACCTGGTTCTTATGATAGATACACACCATTTAAAAATAATCCTGAAGCTGACTTCTTAGTTATTGCATGGCCGTTAGGTTTAGTTCAGGCATCTTGTAACCCATTTAAAAAAGATAGAGCGTTGAAGGGGGTTAATTTAGGTGAGATTAAAGATGAGGTGTTATCTAAGTGGGAATCATCTTTAAAACAACGAGAAGTACCATTATCAACTATTAAGTGGGTTTCTGAAAACAAATTAAATCCTGAATCTGTTGGATTTACGTTTAAAGATTTTGAGGCTTTATATGGTGAAAAGTTTGGTAAAATAAATAAAGGTCCTGAGTTACTAAATATTATTGGTAACATTATGGAAAAACCATACAATAGTTTGAGTGATAAACAAAAATCATTATTGGAGAAAGTTACAGTTAATGCTTGGGATATAATTCAATCGAACAGTGGTGGACATAAATGTATTACAAATATATCAGGTCTTAGTTATTTAGGTAAAAACCCTCAAAAATCTTTTGGAGGTGGTAGTTATCAAAAAAGTGAAGAAGATTCACCATCGGTTAAGTTCACAAAAATGATTCAAAATGAATTTGTAAGAGTATTACAACAAAAAATACAAGAAGGTTAAAATTCTATTCGGTCGTCAAGTTTAATCCCTAAACGTTTACACGTACCACCTTTAACTTCTAATATCATATCACCTTCACCACAATAGTTTCCACAATCTTTTGATTTACAAGGAGGACAATTGTGGTGGATGTTTGATATCTGACCGTCTTTAATAAAAATGATGTCTAAATGAGTTATACAGTTTTTCATCCAAAAACAGTGGTCAGCGTCGTCCATTAAAAATAACATACCTTGATTTTCTGATGTAAACTTTTTCCCCATCATACCGGTTGACTTATCCTTGGGGGTAATCATTATTTTTACGTTAAAGTCGATATTATTTACACTTATTACCATACTTATAAATATAAAGAGGTTAGTAAAATGAATATGTATTCAGGTATTTTAGTAAAATCTGGTAATAAGGTTTTATTGTGTAAAAGATGTTCTAAATGTTCTTTACCAAACGTATGGTCATTTCCTAGTGGTCACGTTGAAAAAGGTGAAAGCACACTTGATGCTGCTCGTAGAGAATTTTTAGAAGAAACTGATGTTAAAATCAGTAATGTGAGATTACTTGGATTATTAAAATCTAGAACAGGTAAAGGTTTAGTATACGTTTATTTACACGAAACTAAAAAAACTATTGAACCTGATTTAGATAATGCTAAAGATGGTGAAGAACATAGTGAGTGTAAGTATTTCTCATTAGATGAAATTGATACTAAAAAAACCACACCTGAATTATACGAATTAATCAAAAAAGTTTTGTCGTAATTTAAAATTAACTATATTTGTTACTATGAAATCTAAGGTGAACATAGTAAACAAGAAAGTTAAGTTTGAATATTTTTTCATTGAGACATTTATCGTTGGGATTAAACTTCAGGGGTCTGAGGTTAAATCAATCAGTGATTCTAAAGTTTCAATGACTGACACATATTGTTATTTTAAAAATGGTGAGTTATATGTTAAAGGATTGAATATAGCTAGTTCAAATGTATCATATGGTCACGAACCAATTAGGGAACGTAAGTTGTTAATGAAGAAAAAAGAATTACGTAAACTTGAAAACGAACTGATTAATGGTTTAACCATAGTTCCATATAGATTGTATCGTAACGAGACCGGATTGATTAAGATGGAAATTGTATTGGCTAAGGGTAAGAAGTTGTGGGATAAACGAGATTCTATTAAAGAACGAGATATAAATAGAGATTTAAAACGAGGTTTATGACAAAGATATTGAAAGGTAAGATAGTCCACCAAGATGGTGAATTAATGGTTCAACATTCACCAAAGAAAATATTTGCACAAGATAGAACAGGTCAGTTTCATAAAGTATTCTACGAGTATAACATACTTGACCCATTTACTGAACACGATTTAAAAGTTGGTGATGAGGTTGATTTTGTTTTTGAATATTATATTGCAAACGAAGGTTCATTTAAATTTTGTGAGATTGTAAAAAAATAGTATATTTGATAAAAATAAAGAACGATGAAAACAATAGAGATTACACAACAAGAGATTTTAATGGCGACAAGACCAAATGTATATCGTAATAAGAAAAAATATTACAGAAAGAGTAAGCACAAGAATTCAGAAATTTAGTATATTTGTTAGACATTTAAAATTAACATTATGGTTATTAATAGTTTTCACACAATTAAAGTAGAACACGAAAAGTTTGGAGTTGTTTTGAATGAAACATTCATTGATGCGACACAATTTAAATTATTCCTAAAGGCAGTCCACGGGTGTTTAGTAACTAAAGAAGATTTAACATTCTTCAACGGGACTGACTTCTTAGTTCACGTTCCTTATAAACATTTAGTTGATTCAATTATCAACACAGGTAAGACCGAGTATACCTCATCTGACCACGTTAAAAGTAAAATCGAAGCTTTAGTTACAAAATGATTAGATTAGTTGTTATATTATTAGTGGTGTTGGGGGTAAGTTCTTGTTATAAAGAAAACCCCCAACCAAAGGAGTCAAAACCTATTATAGTATATCCGTATGTTACGGATACTGTTACTAATTCAATACCTACATTGGTTGGTCAAACTTGGGTTGTGACAGGTGTTAGGATTGGTGGAATTGGGAATCCTACAACAACAAACGATACGTTGGAATTTATTAATAAAACTGAATATAAATATAATGGAAATTCATCAGGGTATTCATTATATTACACAGGTGGTGGGTTCAACTTATCAATGAAGGGAACACCTTGGGGTTATTTGAGTGGAACAATCTATGAATATAATTTAAAGAATGGTGATATTCAGGGATTAAAGTTCGTTGATATTACAGTTGGGTCAAGTAATCAAACAAATTATTACATTTGGATGAAGAAAATCTAATTGACTTAATAAAATAGAATGTGTATAGTTGTTAACAAATAAAAGGTATAAGTTATGAAATGAAATGAAATGGTTGAATTTAAGTAGTAATGGTTGGATGGTTCTGGCTTCTACAATTGTTTACATCAGTGTTCTCACAATATTTTTTGAATATGTTATTAGTCGAGAATTTCCTGTGTTTTTACAAATAATATCAGTGTTTTTTGTGCTATTTTACACTGTGTTTCAATTAAAAACAATAGCCAAATATGTTATAAATTTATTTAATTTTAAAGAAGAAGAAGAATGATTACAATTATTTTATTAGTAGTGAGTTTGATTATCGCAGGTGTGATGATTTTTAAAGGTATCTCAAATGACGATACTGTGAGTTTAAGAAATGGAATTATAGTTGGTGTGTTAGGTATCATCATTTCGTTAGTTCAACCATTTTCAACTGAAAGAGTTGATACTGGTAATGTTGGTATCAAAGTTAATTTAACAGGTGATGCTCGTGGTGTGTCAAAATATGAATACAAAACAGGTTGGGTTATTTATAATACTTGGACTGAAACAATGTATGAGTTTCCTGTGTTCCAACAACACATTGAGTATGGTGACCAAATGGTTATCACTAAGGGTGGATTTACAACAACAATTAATCCAACGTTTAACTATAAATTAAAATCTAATACAGTTGGGGATATGTTCCAAAACTTGAGATTACCGATTAAAGAGGTTGAACAAGGATGGTTAAAAAATGCAATCGTTGGAGCGGTGAATGACGTGGCAAATACTTGGTCTGTCGATAGTATCTTTAACCACCGTGAAAACTTCGAATCTAATATCGTTGTCGAATGTAATAAACGATTGATTAAATGGTTTGACGTATCTCAGTTGAGAACTAACATTACACCTCCTGAAGCATTACAAGAATCTATCATCGCAAAAACAAGGGCTATCCAACAAGCTGAAGCGTCTAAACAACAGGCAATCGCAGCACAGGCTGATGGACAACGTAAAGTTGCTGTTGCTAAAGCTGACTCCGCAGAAACTGTTATCAACGCATCCGCTAAGGCGAGAGCGATGGATTTAACACAACAAAAATTAACACCTTTGTATGTTGAATATAAGAAAATTGAGAAGTGGAATGGAGAATTACCTTCAACAGTTGCAGGTGGAACAGGAACATTCTTGAACATCAAATAGTAATAACACAATGGTAACGACAACGATGTCGTTACCATAATTAAAAAAAAATCAATGGTTGATGTTGTCTAATTGATATTTTGTTTATATTTGTATATATAAAACAAACGGATATGGATTCACAGACATTAGCAACATTAGCAATCGTAGGATTTGGAGGGTATATGATTTTCAAATTTTGGAAGACAATATTAAAAATGTTAATAGGTTTATTATGTTTTTGTGTTGTGTATACTTACTTATCATTAAAGAAATATTTTGACGGTTCTAACGAAGGTA